GCCCATTACTTTCACTTATTAGTGGTATTTTCGGTGTGGTATCTGTTGTATTATGCAGTAATAGGAAAATATCTTTTTATGTTTTTGGCTTCGTACAGTTGATAACATATGTTATCTTATGTTTCGAACAAAAATTATATGGTGAAATAGCAGAAAATGCGTTTTATTTTATCACAATGATTTATGGTATGTTTCATTGGTTAAATCATTATGATTATAAGACGCAAAAGGTTAATACTAGAACTCTTAATAAATTGCAAAGAGTTTTAGTGATTGTTGGTACTACATTATTGACAATTGGGTTATATAGTGTTTTAACAACAACAGATGACACACAACCCTTCGTAGATGCTGTAACAACGATACCAGCATTTGTGGCTCAAATTCTTATGATTAAGAGATATAAAGACAGTTGGTATTATTGGTTAATTATTGATGTTGGAAGCATTATTATGTGGGCTATTGCTGGGGATTGGTGTATGGTGACTCAGTTTGTTTTCTGGACAGCCAATTGCATATATGGACTTAAAAACTGGTAGATATGATAAAATATAATGTAAATACTTGTGACCAGATTTGTAATGAATTTATGATTCATTTTACAAAACTATGCCCAAATAAGTGCCCGTTTTGTGTTGATGCTATGAATAAAGGGTTATCTAGCACAAGTAATAAACCAGACGTTGAATCTATTTATAATACAATATTAAAATATAAAGATAATGTTGCTTCTGTCTGTATTAGTGGTGGCGAACCTATGTTGTTTATGGATGAAGTCCTGTCATTAATAAAGAAGTTAAAGGAAGCAACAAACCTTAAAGTGTATGTAATTTCCTCAATTCCAGAGAATTGCAATAAAAATCGTGAATTGTTTTATGAGATTCTTAGGGGATGTGATGGGTTGACAATATCTCCGCAACATTATAAGGAAGAGGTGGCAGACAAGATTCGTGGTCACAAATCAACATTTGACAGACAGGCTTTTTATGCTGAAATACCGTATAAAGAGAAAATTAGTCTCAATATTAATATGGTGTTTCCTTATTTATGCGAAAAGCATGACATATTAAAGTGCATTGAGCATTATAATAAGATGGGGTTTAAGAACATTAAACTCGCTGAGTTGTTTAATGCTGAGAATATGTATGTGAGATTTGAGGATGTATTTGGAATAAAATTAAAATCTCCATTTGCACACGGTTGCAGTACTGAGTTTGATGTTACACCTTGGATTCCATCGTATGACGGAAAACTCACTGTAAAGAGAACGTGTTTCCTAGTAAATAAGGCGTTACACGCTAATTTATCTGATATGTTCAAGGCAGCTACCAGGAAGTTATTTGAGAAAAAATACTATTTTGGGGTAATTTATGAAGACGGAAGTCTTCATCCTTACTGGTTTTAATTTATTTATTATTAATAAAAACATTACGATTATGGGAAAAATGATTTTAATAAGTGATGATGACTTGAAAAACTTGATTCAAGAGGGAATAACCAATGCTGTTGACACCATCACAAAGAAAATTGCTTCAAGGGCAGCTAGAGTCTATAATAATGAAATATTTAGACATCGTGAGCCTATTGTGAAAAGTTGTGGTGGTAAGCCATCTTCTGGCTGTGGTTTGGATGATGACGAGGATGACTATTATTCTGGTTGTGGCAGCTCAAACACTGGAGGTGGCTGTGGTAGTTTAAGCAGCAGAAGTAATGGTGGCTGTGGCTGGGGTGATGATGGCGGCTGTTAAGCCTTAATTTATGGCAATAATATATAGCAGTTGGCACAGAATAATTAGATTCTACGTGATATTTATATTAAAAATACGTATATATTATGAATAAAAAATTGATTAAACTAACAGAATCAGACCTTCATAGAATCGTAAGAGGAACTATCAACGAAGTAATAGGTGGAGGTAATTGGACTTATGATAAGATGCCTCAAGTAAACAACTATATTAGAGATAATATGGCAAGAAGTGTACAAGGAATAATGCAAGCATGTCAAAAATATCTTCAAAATAACGATGAATCTGCGTTAAGCGAATTGTATTGGGCGTGTTCTGCTTTTGGAGAAAGTTACAATAATGCTTGGAAAAATGGGCACGAAATTTATGGTGGCATGAATTTTCAACAAAGTTAATCAATTTTTGTGCCAACAGCTATATCATTGCTTAATTTATTATTACCTAAATAAATGGGTGAATCTTTATGGTTCACTCATTTTTTTTGTTTATTATACAATAAAAAAAGTTATATTTTAGATAATTATAGGTAATAATTTCATAACAATGGCTAAGAAACAATTATTCGGTATAAAATTTCCATTTTTGGTTGATGATGAGAAAAAGTACTATGTTGCAGCTAACGATACGGTTTCTGACAAGGTAAGAAGTCAGTTAATGCATATTGTGTTTACCCCAAAGGGTCAAAGAATAAGGAATCCAGAATTCGGAACAGACCTTATTAAGCACATATTCAGCCAAAATGATGGTATATCCTGGGAGGCTGTAAAGACAGAGGTTAGTGAGTCTGTCACAAGATGGGCTACAAACATAACATTAAACAACATTCAAGTGGTTAAAAACGAAGAAAATGAATCACAGATATTCGTAAGACTTGACTATAGTGTTACGGAAGGAAATAAGACAACTAATGATAGTATAGCAGTACAATTATAATGGAAAAAAAGATAAATTATCTCAGTAGAACGTTCTCAGACATAAAAAATGAGCTTGTAAAATTCAGTAATCAGTATTATCCAGAGATTGCCGATGATTTTACTGATTCCAGCATCGGGGCATGGTTTATTGACCTTGTTTCTGCTGTTGGCGATGACCTCTCATACCATACCGATAGAATCTACCAGGAAACAAACATCAATAGTGCTAATTTAAGAAGCACATTGCTTAATCTTGCACGTACAAATGGCGTTAAAGTACCTGGTGCTAAGTGTTCTATGTGTGAAGTGGAGCTTAGTTGTGTGTTACCTATGTCAGCGTCTGAAATAAATGGAAACATAGCACAACCTGACTGGAACTATGCCCCAATAATTAGAAGAACTAGTGTTGTTGGTGCTGGTTCAAACCTTTATGAAATTGTTGAGGATGTAAACTTTGCAGAACAATTCAACAGTGATGGTTTTTCCAATAGAAAAATTGTCCCAGCAAGAGACTCCAACGGTAACATAACAGGTTATACCATTTCCAAATCTGTGGTAGCAGTAAATGGCACAACAAAAGTTTATAAGAAAGTTTTGTATTCATCTGATATTAAGCCATTTATGGAAGTTATCTTACCAGAGAATAATGTTGTTGGCGTTGAATCCATTATATTTAAGGAAACTAGTGATATAACAATTTCCCCACAGACATATGAGTATTATGTTGATGCTGAAGAATATAGGATTTCAACTGGTGCTGTAATGACATATAGATATTTTGAAGTTGATTCATTGGCAGACCAATACAGATTTGGTAATATTGCTGATTTTAGTGATGATTTTGACGGTACTGTTATAGCCAACATTTATAACCCACACATATATGAGGATTATACAGAAACTGTTGGCGGTGATTCTGTCAAGACAACAAGGTATTATCGTGGAAAATGGAAGGCATTGTCTCAGAAATTTATAACTGAATATACTGATAATGGTTATTTGAAGATTATATTTGGCGGAAGTAATGGTTATGGTGTAATTCCAGACAGCGCTACTACATATGGTGATTATATGGCTTCCAACATTATTAATAATGATATGCTTGGTGTATTACCTAAGGAAGGATGGACAATGTATGTTTTATACAGAGTTGGTGGCGGTGTTTCTACCAATTTAGGACCTGGTTCTATAAATACAATTGTCAACGCTAAGACGGACTGGGGTGGTGATGTTACAAAAACAAACGGAAGAGAAAGAGGTAAGGTAATTGCATCAATGTCTGTAACAAACCTTTCTACTGCCCTTGCAGGCAAGGATGCCCCTTCAAATGAGGAACTTAAGTATCTTATAAAGTATAATACATCCGCACAGAACAGGGCTGTTACTGTTAAGGATTATAAGGTTAAGTTAATGCAGATGCCAGCGAAATTTGGTGCTCCATTTAGAAATACGGTTATTGAGTCAAACAATAAAGTTGAAATGAGCTTCCTTGGACTTAATGCTCAGGGGCAACTTGACTCTTCACTTCCTCAGACTCTTGTCGAGAATGTCTTGGAATATATGTCCAATTACAGACAGATAAACGATTACATAGAGATTAAAAGCGGTAGGATATATAACATTGGTGTGGAAGCAGAAGTTTTCATTGATAAAAACTATAACACAGCAGATGTTGTAAAGAATGTGATAAACAAGATAACAGATTATTTCGCAGTTGAAAATCACGATATGGGTGAGGACATTTTCGTAGGAGACCTTGAAAAGGAGGTATCACTTGTGGACGGTGTAATAAGTCTTATTAAGTTAAGAATTTTCAAAATATGGAATAACGGATACAGTCCAGATAAATGTCCATTACCTAAATTTATAGAGGGTTCTTCATGTGATTCATCAAAATCTAGTTCATATTCAGTTCCTGGTGAATATGAGGAAATAGACCTCGAACAGATTGACAGTGTTTTATATGGTGATTATAATTCAATGTATGAGATAAAGTATCCAAATAGGGATATTCAATGTAAAGTAAAACTTAGATAAAAATTATTATTATGGGTTGCGGTTGTAAAAAGGTAAAAAAGTTACAAGAAATAGGTGAAAAGGAAGAAGAAACATTTTTAGATATTACTATAAGGTATCTGAAAAAAGTTGCTTTATTGTTAATAGGTTTATGTTTTAGTATAATATTAGTACCAGCGTTAGTATTGATTATTATATATAAGATGACATTTGGTGATATTACAAAACCTATACCACTTCCTGATTTTTCAAAATTTCGTAAATAGGACATATGGAAAAAAATTATAGAATACATACAAGTCAAGGGGATACCATACTTAACGTAAACATGACACAGGATTTTGACTTCTTAGAAATCCTGTCATTGAAGTTAAATAAAAAGGATTCTTATAGATTACATTCTTCCAACTATGGCGTTATAGCTGGAAGGGTTCTTGCTAATGATGCGTTTGGAATACCTAACGCAAAGGTCTCTTTATTCATACAGAGAGATGCATCAGACTCTAATGAAATGAAGGACATATATCCATATAGTGAAGTTGTTTCAAGAGATAAAAATTCTATAAGATATAACCTTTTGCCTGACTATAGTGATGACATTTGCTATAGGGTTGTTGGTACTTTTCCAAGGAAAAGATATATGCTTGATGACAATGTTCAGCTTGAGGTGTATGACAAATATTGGAAATATACTACTGTAACTAATAATGCTGGTGACTATATGCTTTTTGGAGTACCAGCAGGCGGTCATCAAGTGCATGTTGATATTGATTTGTCTGATATAGGAATTCTATCACAGAAACCAAGCGACTTTGTATTCAAGGGTTATACACTAGAATCTTTTGACAGCCCTAGTCAGTTTAAGTCAAGCACCAACTTGGATGGGTTGCAGCAGATTATATCGCAAAACAAGAGCACTAATGTGTATCCTTTCTGGGGAGACGCTGAGAATGGTGTTGCTGCCATCACTAGATGTGACATTCAAGTAACTTATAAATTTGAGCCTACTTGTGTGTTTATGGGTTCTATTGTGTCTGACAATGAAGAAAACTCAATCGGTCACAAGTGTTCGCCAACTGAGGACAATGGTCTTAACTCACAGTTGATTGCTGGTGAGGGTACTATTGAAATGATTAGAAAGACACAGGATGGTCTTGTTGAATCGTTTGCTATTAAGGGTAATGCCCTAATTGATAGTGACGGTGTGTGGTGCTATCAGATTCCTATGAATCTTGACTATGTTGGCACTGATGAATATGGTAACATTGTGCCGACTGATGACCCTAAGAGAGGTATTCCAACTAGAACACAAGTTAGGTTTAGAATAAGTAAGAATGAAACAGGTGATGAGGGTTTTTCAAGGCACACAGCAAAATATCTTGTTCCAATGAATCCAGAGTTGGATGAGTCGGAGGAAGAGCCTTATTCACAGGCACAAACGGGTGTTGAAATTGAAAAGATGTATAATTTCGGTTCTAATACCCCACAAAACTGTTTCCGTGATATGTATTGGAACAATGTTTATACTGT